GCCCTGATGAGGAGATCGACCTCGATGAAAAAATTCTTTTGCGAGCAAACCTTAAAGATCGCATTGATGCTCTTGGCGCTGGCGTTCTTAATGGAATTTATAGCCCAAATGAAGTGAGGTTCATCGAGGGGCTTCCGCCAGTTTTAGGCGGCGAGAAGCCATACCTCCAACAACAAATGCTTCAACTTGGTGAGCGCCCCGAACCCGTTGCCGCTCCGATGGCATCGACAGCTCCAGCAGAGCCAGCCGATGAGCCAAAAACCGAACCAAAAGATTCAACCAATTCAGACAATGCCAATTCAGAGGACAAAGTTGATCCCGAACAGGCAAAACAGATTCTGAAAACATTACTTAATGGAAAAATGCGCCATGCTTGAGAAAAACATCCCAATGATTGAGGCTGTTGCCGAGGTTTTAAGCGATACCAAAGAACACCTCGAACTTGAGATTGCAAAAGGCGCTCAAGAAGTTGGTCAACTCAAAGAGTCAATCTCCCAGCTCGAGAAAAAATCAATCGAGAAATTAATTGGCCTAAGAATAAAATCCATGGACAATTTAACCAGGTTACTACATGGACTGGTCGATTGTCTTCAACTAAACCTAACTTACAAAACATGTGTCCTGAAATTCAGGAGTGTGTCAGGAGTGAATATGACTAAATTAAAATATGATCCACATATCGAAGAACAGCTGCAGGTTGCTGTCGAACAATGGGAACATACTGTGATGTCAGAAGTACGTGATTACGTCGCTATGCACGGTGCAGACACGTTTAAAGATGCTCTAATGATGTTTGATAAGGACACATATAACAAAGTGTTTCATCCAGTAAAAGAAATTGATAAATGCTACTTGACAACTCCTAAATAATGTGGTATACTATTAGTATATGTTAATACAAGCAGATGCAAAAGCGTTAGAGTGGTGGACTGCAGTATGGCTATCACAAGACAAAACAGGTATAGAGGAAATCGTAAACGGTGTCGACTTACACACAGAGAATCAAAGAGCTTTCGGACTTCCTAGCAGACTTATCGCCAAGAAATACCTTTTCAGGACTATATATCGTGGAAGTGCCTACGCCTTTTCCAAAGATCAAGAGTTTGCTACGACAAGTAACAGTATTAGGTATTGGGAGGCTATTGGAGATAAGTTCTTCTCCAAGTATTCGGGATTGGATCGTTGTCACAAATCCTGGGCATCGACTGTTGCAAGAGGTCAACCTATTGTTGGGCCTCAAGGAAGAGAATGGAAATTCGAGATGGTTCTGGATCGTAGGGGAGATCGACAAATCCCTTGGACAACTCTAACCAACCATCCCGTGCAGGGAACAGGCCATGATATTATGGCCATCATCCGAGTATCGTTCTTCAACCGCCTAAAAAAACAAAAACTACAAGCTAGGCTAATAGGAACTATACATGACTCTATCTTAGTTGATGTACCAGAGTCTAACGTAGATGAAGTAGTGTCGTTGTTTGAATCTTGTTTCGAAGACATGCCTGATAATTTTAACAGGATGTTCGGAGTCAAACCAAACATGCCACTAAAGTGTGAGTGCAGCGTCGGTCACACTATGAACTCTAGTGTAGAATACTACTCAGAGTATTTAAAACAAAGAAAGGTAACACAGTAATGCAAATTACAATCAGTAATGTTGACGTACAAAACAAAGGCAAGTATCAATTAGCAGTTGTTGAGTACTTAAACCAAGAAGGTAAACAAGAGAAAAAGAACGTAGTAAGCTTTGCAAACAAAGCGCTATACGCAACACTATCAACAGCTAAACAAGGAGAAGTATTTGATGTCCAATTCGCTAAAAACGACAAAGGTTACTGGGAGTTTACAGAAGCAAACAAAACACAAGGCGGTGTCAGCCAAACCAAAAGTGCAAGCCCAACACCCCGTAGCACGTACGAAACTCCAGAAGAAAGAGCTGCACGTCAAGTCTACATCGTCCGTCAATCGAGTATCTCAGCAGCCATTAACATTCTCGCAGTGGGTGCCAAAAGTCTGGAAGTGGATAAAGTCCTTTCCGTCGCTAAACAACTAGAGAGTTTTGTGTTTGGTAAAGCCGAAGACTCTCCACAGTTCTTTGATGACTTAACAGAGGACATTCCAACAATCGAATGATAGCCCTTATAGACGGCGACATCGTCGCATATCGCTGTTCTGCCAGTGCTGAGCATGAGCCCGAGGACGTAGCAATCCTCAGGGCTGATGTTATGATGCGGGATATTCTACGTGAATCTGAAAGCGATCAGTATCAATGTTTTCTTACTGGTCGAAACAACTTCCGTTACGAACTATACCCGCTCTACAAAGCTAACCGCAAAGACAAACCTAAACCAGTACATCTAGAAGCTTGCAGGAAGTATCTAGTTGAAAACTGGAATGCAATCATCTCTAACGGTAATGAAGCTGACGATCTTATAGGCATCGCAGCTACCATCAGTGATAGTATGATGGACTATATCATCTGTTCTATTGATAAAGATTTAAAACAAATACCAGGTCATCACTTTAACTTTGTGACTAAAGACCGTGTGTTTGTAAGCCCAATAGAAGGATTAAAAAGCTTTTATAAGCAACTAATCTTAGGTGATGTATCCGATAACATACAAGGTTATGACGGTAAAGCTCGGCAGAAATGGCCCAAGTTTATGCAATACCATTCAGATGCTATTGACTATTGCTCTAATGAAATAGAGATGTACAACTATGTCAAAGACATGTATGGTGCTGACATCGACTTACTAACCAACGGTAAACTTCTCTTCATACAAAGACAAGAAAACCAGATGTGGGAACCACCAATTGATTCAGATTTACAAGTCGAAGTTCGAGGAACGAGTACGGAAAATACTACCACCGACAGTCCTATATGAACCAGACAGACTTAAATTCAAACAACCAGAAATAACACGAACATATATTCCTGACTGGAAAGTCAAAGACAAAGTCTACATCGAGACTAAAGGGAAACTTACGTCGGAGGATAGAAAGAAAATGAAATGGGTTAAAGAACAATACCCAGATTATATCTTTTATATCTTCTTTCAAAATGCTCGTGTTAAAATTAGAAAGGGTAGTAAGACTTCTTATGGAGACTGGGCAACCAAGGCAGGCTTTGAATGGTCTGACTTGCGTGATGGCCTTCCGGAGTCTTGGCTTAAATGAAAATTAATACTTTTATAGAAAAAGAAGATGGAAGTGCTGAGTTTACAGCAGACCTCTCACAAAATGAACTACACTTTGTAGTTGATTATGGTATCAATATGTTAATACAACAAGGTATTATGGTTGTAGAAGCTAACAAATTACACATGGTCGATGGACCAGAGGAGCTACAGTAATGGAAGAATTATTAATTGGACGTAACCATGTCTCAGAACAAGACATGCAGAATGCCTTGCGAGGAGCTTTCCTAGAAGGCTTTAAAGAGGGTGTATCTATTTCTCAACGATCTATGTTTGCTAGTACTATGCTAGAACATTTACTACGTACATGTGCTGACTTAAACTACGATGAGATGGCTTCAGAAGCTTTTCGTGTAGCAGATATTGTTGTTGCAGCAGGGCGCCCAAAGAAAGCTACTAATGAAACAGTTCAAACTTCCCAGTAGTTTTCAACTAGGTGGACAGACCATTAATGTATTATTAAAAGATGGTCTTTCTAAATCAGATGCACATGGATTATGTAGATATGATGATGGTGAAATCTGGTTCGATAGCAATATTAAACCACATGATCTTAAAGGTATTACATTCTACCATGAATTAATGCACATGTTGTTTAATACATTAGGTCAAGAAACAATGAGAGACAATGAAGGTCTTGTTGATTCTATAGGGAACCTATTGTGGCAAGCACATAAGACAATGGAATATGATAAGTGAAAATCCTTTTATTAGATATTGAAACCAGTCCTAACACCGCACACGTGTGGGGATTGTGGCAACAAAACGTATCCATTAATCAGTTACAAGAGTCATCATACGTGATGTGTTGGGCTGCTAAATGGTTAGGTGATAAGAAAGTTATGTTTGATTCAGTACATCAATCTAAACCTAAAGACATGTTAAAAGGGATTCATAAGCTGTTGGAGGATGCTGATGCTGTTGTACACTATAATGGTACTAAGTTTGATATTCCTACACTTAACAAAGAGTTCCTGCTTCATGACTTACGACCACCGTCGCCGTATAAACAGATTGACTTACTTCGTAGTGTTCGTAGCAACTTTAGATTTCCTTCTAACAAACTGGATTATGTGGCTCAAAGATTAGGCCTTGGTTCTAAGCATCAACATGAGGGTCATAGCCTTTGGGTCAGATGTATGGCCGGTGAAAGCAAAGCTTGGAAAGTAATGGAAGCGTACAACAAACAAGACGTTGTGCTATTAGAAAATGTATACCACAAAGTATTACCTTGGATTAAAAACCATCCAAATAGAAACTTATTTAGTGGAGAAGAACATGTATGTCCAAACTGCGGATCACATAGTATACAAAGACGTGGGACTGCAAGAACTATATCAGGGACTTATCAACGGTATCAGTGTACCTCATGTGGTACCTGGAGTCGTTCAACCAAAACCGACGTGGCTCATGCCACGATTAGACAAGCAAATTAAAGTATGATCAACGAACAAGACGTAGAACATTATAAACAATCTAACTTTAAACAACCAGATCCTGTTAACCCAGATCATTACAAACAAACTGTAGAGTGCATTGACGCAATTCAATCAGCTATTACTGGGCTAGAATCATTTGAAGCCATGTGTACTGGCAATGCTATTAAATATTTGTGGAGATGGAAACGAAAGAATGGTATTGAAGACTTAGAAAAAGCAATGTGGTATATCAAAAGGATTGTTAATGCCACTAACCCTAACTGATATATTTCAAAAGCTTCGTGAGGTCGATGAAATTACTTTGCTTGAAGTACTTAACATTACTAGTGAAGATATTGTCTCCAGATTTGAAGACAAGATTGAAGAACAAGCTGACAGGCTTGAGAAAGAATTAGAAGAAGATTTTAATGAATAATTTAAATGACTACCAACATTATATCCACGCTAGTCGTTATGCTCGATGGTTACCTGACAAGGGTCGTCGAGAAACCTGGGAAGAAACAGTAACAAGATACTGTGACTTTTGGAAAGCAAAGTTCCCTGAGACATTCCCGTACGAAGAAATCCACAAAGCTATTTACAATCTAGATGTAATGCCGTCTATGCGAGCCCTTATGACCGCAGGAGCTGCTCTAGAAAGAGATAACATTGCTGGATACAATTGTTCATACCTTCCTATCGATGACGTACGTGCATTCGATGAGGCTATGTTTATTTTAATGAATGGAACAGGTCTTGGATTCTCAGTTGAAAGACAGTACATCTCTAAGCTCCCTACAGTTGCTAGTGAGTTCTCTCGTACCGGAACTACAATCACGGTCGCTGATTCGAAGCAAGGATGGGCCACTGCTCTTAGA